GTACATATCTAAACCTTCGTTTGATACAATAGGTGTATTGTGTGATAACGTTCTTACTTTAGATGGATTGATTAATGTATCTACTGATCCTACAAACTCACATTCAAACTCGGTAGCAAATTGTGCTTCACTAGTATTTCTAATTGTTTCATCTTTCCATTTCTCATCACGACCTGGTACTTCACTCCAATGTACTTCAATTGGCACATAGTCATTTCTTTTATGTATTGCGTCATTCCATATTTTGTAATACATATTCATACCATGTGGCGTAGATACAATCATAACTTTAGATTTTTTACCAGAAGATATTGTAGGATAAACTGAACTAAAAAATTGTTCAGATATATTTGCAGGTATAAAAGCAAACTCATCAAGGAATATTATGTTGAATGAACCACCTCGAATAGCACTTGATGATGTTGCAGCTGCAAGTATCTTTGAGCCATTCTCTAATTCTAAAGAACCTTTGTTCCAGTTAAGAACACCTTGTTGTAGAAAGGTAGGTAAATTTTCATATGCAAGTTGTAATCTACCTAATAAATCTCTAGCAGTTGTAGATTTGTTAGCAAGTATGGCTACATTAATATTATCATTAAATATAACTTGATGTAATAAGTAAGCGATGATAGTAGTTGACTTACCTGATTGTCTAGGTAGTTTACATATAGAAAATCTGTTTGCGTCAAATGACCTTACCATTTTTTCCTGAAACTTATACATCTCAAAAGGTACAAGACCTTCATCTATGTTTACAATTCTAATATATGTTTTGATAAAGTACACAGGATCTTTCATACATCTATCAAGCTCTACTATTTGTTGCTCAGTATATTCTTGCTTTGTGTGTGCTTTAAATAAATTAGGATTGCCTAAATAATTTTCACTCATCTACTATTATACCTTCTATTGCGTTATAACCATTTTCTACGGCATAACTTATTCTACTACTGCCTCTTTTGACAGAATACTGCTTTTCAATATATAGTTGTCCTCCTACACCCATACGAGGAGTTGGACTGATAGAGTGTCTAATAACGTGTATTGGATCGTTCATACCATCACTTAGCCAGGTGTTTCTTTGATCTTCGGGTAAAGTATTAGGATATGGATTTTTATGTATATATGTTAAATCACTTATCAGAAACGTCTGTATCTTTGGGTGTGATGTCTTTGCCTTTAAAATCTTTATCTTCGTCACTTTGTACATCCTTATTTTTATTTTTTAGCATTTTATGTAAATCTGCTGATGAACCTACAAACAATGCCTGTTTGATATTTGCAGTTGTCTTATTAGGAACATCTTTTAAATTTTTTAGTTTACCTTGCAAGTCTTGTAGTTTATCAACCGTGTCAGCAACTTGTTTAATTAAATTACCTGCAACCTCGTATGCTCTCGGGTGTTGACTTTCATTAGCAATATCAAGTATACCTTGTATAGCGTCTTGTCCTCTTTCTATAAGATTGTAATAATTTTCTCTACTATATTTGTAATCATTATCTACATCTTCCTTATTCTTATCTTCTAATCTAGGAACAGGTGGTGTAAAATCTTTTTTGATTACTTGTTTAGTTGTTGGTTTATCCGTAGAGATACCAAGTGCTTCATTTATCTTATCGTCTATACTCATAATTATTCATCACTATCACTTGTTGGGTTATAATTTTTTGAATCAGTAAAACTTGTCACAGTTGTTGTAAATCCAAAATCATCATCAGCGTCGGCACCTGTAGGATTTGTTTCAACAACAATTCTTTGTTCTCTTTTAGGGTTATTTGTTGTGTCGGTATACATATCTGCCTGTGTAGATTTGATAACTCTCTGTTGACTTACTGGTCCATACAAGTATGTTTTAGCAGTAAATGCTAAAGTATAAACGACCGCTCTTCTTGTAGTAAAGTCTCCACTATATGTATCTTCATAATTAACATTATTTAATATTATAGGTACATCTCTTACAATATTCATACCAGGTATTGCTCTAATACTTACCGTGTAATCTGGTTGAAAGAAAGGTAAAATCTGTTCTATTATTTGTAGTCCACCCTCAGCACTTGAAGTAAATGAATATAAATTCATACTAATATTATAAGGCACAGGATTAAATTGTTTATTCATAATCTTACCATCTGTTGAAGTTGCTCTAACTTTTTTAATCTGACCCATTCTATTTAATTTTCTACTAGGGTCATAACTTAAACCAGAAATTTCAAAACCCATTCTAGGTAGTGTCACAGCGACTCTTCTATCTTGTACTAAATCTGGTTGTTGATCTAATCGTGCAATAAACTTTTCTTTAGGCGAATACGCTAAAGGAACTTTTATAGACTGTACTACTTTGCCAGTGCTATCTTTTCTATGAATATGAATATTATTAAAGATAGTACCAAAGGCAATAATAATCTTTCTTAAACTTTCGTGGTAAAAATAATCTCCTAGCATTAGAATCCTTCGTCAACCTCACCAAATGGGTTTCTTTCTGTAAAGTCTAGTATATCATCTGTTGTACTAGACGTACCAAAACCTGCGTCTGACTCAAATGTTGAGTTATCTGCATATGGCTGTTGTGTTTGTTGATCATAAGTTTCAAGTATTAAGAAATTTTGTTCATCACCTTCCATCAATATATTACCATCTTCGTTTTCTAAACTCATTTGATGAGCATACATGTCCAAAGACTTATCGTCTTCTAATTTATTGATGTCTGAAACATTTGTATCAATTCTTTCATTACTGTATTCAAATCTAGTACATCTTAATTTGTAAACAGGTAAGTTTCCTAATTGATAAAATGGTTGTTGATCTTCTACAAATTGAATTTCAAAATAAGATTTCATCATTGGGAAATAAATTAGGTCACCTTCGTTAGGTCTACCTGATTTGATTAAAGTAGCTTGATCGCCTACTGCGTCATCCCATCTTCTTTTTGATACTGTAAATGTTGTATCATCTCTTATCTCTAAACCAAATTTAGATATTAATTCTCTTTCACCTTGAAAACCTTCCGTAGTTTCAAAGTACATTTCTAATAGATAAGAAGCATTGAATTTTGAAGCAACATCTTCACCAAGTATTAAGTCTTGGTTTACTAATGTTCTAGGTAGATAATAGACATCATGGCCATAAATTTTAAGGCCTTCTATTATTAAGTTTTCGTGTAGATTTTTCTCAGCCTGATTGCCGATCCCATCGCCACCTTGAAAGTAGTGATTAACTGCCATTTACCTATCCTATCATGTAAGATACAGGTGTCTCGTAAGTGCCTCTTATGTCTTCTTCTAATTTTTGAACATCTTGTAGTGCTTCAGAATATATCTGTTGACCATTTAATGTCACACCACCGATCATTGCTACACCATTAAATTTAGATAAGTTAGCGCCCCATTGTTTTTTAAACAGAGCAGTCACATATCTTTTTAAAAATATATCATTAAATACATCTGTCATTACTGTTGGGTCTAATTTTCTATAACACTCAATAATTAAATACTCACCCTCATTCATATCTACTTTCCAGTCCATATCAATGTAAAGTTTATTGTTGTGTTGATTAAATCTAATTGGTTTTTCACCTACTAACACGTGGTCTAAAAAATCTAAATGCCTTAGAACCATATCGTAGTGTATTATAGATGTTGAAGAAAAATCATAAAGATCATTTAATCTTAATTGATACCTTATATCAAACATATTGTTGCTATGTTTATCAGATAAAGGAAATATTCTATTGACAGCAAGTACAGAGTCAGGTACACCAATCCAGTTGTTGGCTTCTGTGTAAGATGTTGTTCTTCCACCAACCGAAGCAGTAACCGTTGAGTCACCTTGAGGTGATTTAAGTCTTGCTAAATCATTGCTAGTTAACAGATACTTTAGATAAACTCTTTCTATACCGTCATAGTGATATTGTGCAAAATATTGAAGTGCTTCATCTAATCTATCTTCTAGTTGTGCGTCATCAACATTTATCTCTATAACTGGCTTACCTAAGTTTCTTAATGCGTATTCTTTTAATTGTGCTCTACTTGCTGGCGTTGCCATAATAATCCCTTATCTTTACTGGTATATTTATAATATTAACCAAGAGCAAGTGAAAATGCGATTGATTGTGCTTTACTTGATTTTGTGTCTAATTGTGTTTGGATTGCACTAGTAACCCCAACCGTATGATTTAATTGTGTTGCAGTTGCTGTGACAGCCACATCTTCGTTTACTTTAGGACTTGTCAATGTTTTGTTAGTAAATGTAGTTGTAGATGAAGCAGTTGTAAATCCAGATGATGAGTTATCGTAGTTAGATAAGTCATTATCCACAACAAAATTTAATGTTGCAGCTGTATCATCATAGGTAACCGTAATTCTAGTTTCAGTATTACTACCAACCATTGCACCTACAATGTCTTGTATTCTTTCAGCGACTAACGATACAGCACCTGAAGCCACAGAGAAGTCTGCACTAGTAAATGAAGCGATACCTTTATTAGATGTTGTAGCGTCTTCTCCTGCGATAGTTAACGTATCACCAGAAGCAGTTGTATTAATACCTGCACCTGCAAGAAACTCTAAATTACCACCTAATGAAACTCCTCCAGCAGTTGAACTTTCATCTGTAAATGCAAATGATGAATTTGCTAGCATAGTGTTAGAAACTGTGCCACTATCACCTGTACCTATAAGAGTACCAGTTGCAATAGGTAGAGTTAATACTGCTGAACTACCTGCAGAATGTGGTTGTGCCTGTATAGTTTGTGCGTGAGCATTAGAAACCTCACAATAAAATTTAACTTTAGACACAGCGCCTGTGCCTGTTCTTATGTCAATTAAACCATCTGATACACTAACACCACCTGAAGTACCATTACCATCCATAACAACTTTACCAGTGCCGTGAGGCAATAGGTCAATATTAGCATTTGATAATGTAATAATGTCATTACCATTCATATCTAAATTACCACCTAGACTTGGTGTAGTGTCATCTGATAAGTCAGATAATCCTGCACCTGAAGCGGCAGT